AGAAAGGTTTGGCAAATGAAGAGGATGGAATCTCAATGCTTTCTTTCCACTTGGATGAATTCTTGACCAAGAATAAAGAGACCAAGGAGAATGACTTTATCAAAGGCACTTGTGATATCATCCACAATTATTGCATCTATGATATCAAGTGTCCTTATGATTTGTTCAACTTCAGCAAGGCAGAAGTAACTAAAGACTACTGGTGGCAACTGCAAGGCTATTGCGAATTGTTCAGCATGAACAAGGCTTGTTTGGTTTATGTCTTGACCAATACCCCGGCAAGTATCATTGAGAATGAAGTAAGGTCTATCATTTATAAGATGCCCAGCATTGATGTGGATGCAATGGAAATCCAAGCAATGGTGACCAAGCAACTAACCTTTGATGACATTGATGACATGGACAAGGTTAAGTTGTTCTACTTTGAGCATGACCAAGAAGCCATCAACAAACTGAAGGAAAAGCACAAGATCGCATCTGAATATTATAACTCTTTGACATTATGAGAAAGTATAGATATTGGACAACAAGTGAAAGAAACTTCATCATTCAAAACCCCATGATGACTGACAAACAAATTGCCTTGATACTTGGAAGGGAATGGAAGAATGTCCATGCCTTCAGAAGAAGGCAGAAACTTTTTAAGTCAGATGAATTCCATGAAATGGTAAAGAAGGACAATGTAAAGCTTGGGGGGGGCAGACCGGTAAAAAAATGAATGTACTTTCTTTATTTGATGGAATGAGTTGTGGTCAACTTGCTATCAATCGGCTTGGAATATCTTATGACAATTATTTTGCAAGTGAAGTGGATAAGTATGCCATGAAAGTGACAATGGCAAACTTTCCAAACACCATTCAAATAGGGGATGTAAGGGAGGTGAAAGCCTCCCTCTTCTCTGATACTCCAATCACTTTGATGATGGGTGGTTCACCATGCCAATCATTCTCTTTTGCTGGAAAAAGAAAAGGGATGTCAACCAAAGACAACATTGAAATCCTTTCACTTGACCAGTACCTTGAATTAAAGCAAAACAACTTTGAGTTTGAAGGGCAATCTTATTTGTTTTGGGAGTATATCAGATTGCTAAATGAGGTAAAGCCAAAATACTTCTTGCTTGAGAATGTTATGATGGAAGAGAGATGGGAGAAGGTCATAACCAAAACCATTGGAGTCCATCCATTGGAAATCAACTCAAGTTTGGTGTCGGCACAAAATAGGCGAAGGCTTTACTGGACAAACATTGGTCTTAAGCCACAAGGATTGTTTGGAGACCTTGAACAAACCATTGGTCAGCCAAAGGACATTGGAATTCTGCTGAAGGATATATTGCAAGACAATCCAAATGCAAACCATTACATGACTGAAGATAGGACAAAAAACATTTTGGCAAATGAAAGAAATCGCATTCTAATTGGGACAAATCATAAGACCGAAACATTATTGACCCGGCAAAATAGTGGTACTGATATGCTTGGCTTTATTGATGAAAAATATTTTTTGAGTGAGAAAAGGATTAAATTGCTTAAAAATGTAAAGTATGGTTGTACAAATACAATTTCAGATTTAAATGGTAAAAGTATTTGTTTATCTGCATCAATGGGCATGGGTGGTGGTTATGAGCCGAAAATCATTATTGATGAGAAATATTATTTAAGTGAAAAATTTTCAAATTGGTTGCAAAAGCATTCAAAAAAACTTGGCTCACCCATAAAGAAAACTGAAGGAGATAGAAAAAGTTCAACATTAACATCAAGTGGGTTGCAAAAAACACATCTGCAAAGTGATTTTATCATTTGCCATTCAACACAAAAGCGAAGCGAAGACCGACCAAGTGTCAAGGACAACAAGAATGCTGGTGGTAGTGGTCAACTTTCAAGGGATGATGGCAAAACCTATTGCTTGGATCGTGCCAATTCAATGGCTATAGAGGTAAGGAAAGTGATTCAACTGAATGAATCAAAAGAGTCACATAACCAACAACCATTCCAACAAAATAGGATTTATGACATCAATGGAATATCACCAGCCTTACAAGCTCAATTGCCAAAAGGTAGCACCATGATTAACACATCAAGAATAAGAAGGCTGACCCCGGTGGAATGCGAAAGATTGCAGACCGTTCCCGATGATTATACCAACTATGTCAGCGACTCCCAAAGGTATAAGATGCTGGGCAATGGTTGGACTATTGATGTGATTGCTTTCATTTTAAAACACATGAAATGACCATTGAGCAAAGCAACCAAGCAACCCAAAAGGTTTATGAGGTGATGGAGGCAAACAAGATGACTTGCTTTCCATTCAAGGATGAGTTTTGCCTTATTGATGGCATCATCACAAAGCAAGGCAAAGTTGTTGGATTGTATGAATTAAAAGTGAGGGACATCAGTCACCATGAACTTGAAAGCACATTTGACAATTCCCTTTTGATAAGCAAGAACAAAATTGAAACTGGAATGAGGATTGCTCAATTATGCTCCAGCAAGTTTGTCATATTACTTCATACCTTGAAGGATGCAAGGACATTCATCAAGACCATAACTGATGAGAAAGGTGACCTTGTTTGTTCTTTTGAAGAGCATCAGACCAAGACCAAGAAAAACATTGAAGGAGGTCAAGCAATAAGGGATAATTATTTTATCAAAATGAATAATTTATATGAGGTCAAATAACCACCCCATCTTGAATCTGAAAAGCAGAAACGGTGAAACTTCCATCCTCATGCAAATCAATGGTTGCCCCTCCTTGTGTCCATTGGTTAAGGACTCCAGTATATCTTGGCTTTAAATAGCACAAGCAACCAATTGCCCAAGCACTATGAACCTCATCAGCCAAGTTCCTTGATGAGTCATTTTGATTTTTGTGCCAATGCCCAAACATGACATTTACCCCAACTCTCATTCTGACTTGTCTTGCAATGTTGACCGTGCCACTTTTCAACCCAAGTTCATGTCCATGAGCAATCCATAACTTGCCAAACTTTGCAACCTTATATTCGGGGACATATTGGATGTCGTATTTATCAAACTGCAATTGTGTTGGTATGTCCATACCATAAAGGTTAGCCAACTCATCGCACTTGGTGTTGATGTAACTTTGAAACCTCTTCTCATGGTTTCCATCTTTCCAATAGATGGGAATATTTGGAAACATCTTTCTCATGCTTTCCAAGAACTTCCTTCCAACTTCAATTTCATCCTTCAGAAACTTTCCAGTTGGCATCTTTTCAAATCTGCTAACCTCTTCCATGTCCAAGATGTCACCATTCAAATAGATGCCATCAACACCCCTTTTCTTGAATTCAGAAAAACAAGCTCTGACACCATAAGGGCAATGGTAAGGCAAGTGGATATCATTGCACACCCCAAGTTTTTTGATGCCTTGGATAACTACTGGCTCATTGATTTCAGACCATGAATTTGGAAAGTCTATGAGGTAACCAAGTGGATCGCTGAAATCGGGCAACACCTCTACATCATCAGTTTTAAAAATCTTTGCCTCTTCCAAATTCCTTTCAATGCTTTGGGCAATCTCATTGATGTCAACCTTATCATTGAACTTTGGTGCTTTGCCACTTCTTGTCCTTTGAATGTATGACTTGATTGACTTGAAACTTGCTTGACTATTGGGATGCAACAATTGATAAAGCTTGGAGGCATCAACAATGGATAGGCTGGTTGTAATGCCATCCTTGTCATTCTCCAATATCCAATCACTTACTTGCCTTGACAAACTCATTTATCTCTGAAATTAAATATCCGAACAAATATGCATAAGACTCTTCAGAGCCATTGTTGAACTTCTGACCAATGTATTTATTATGCCACATCACAACATGGAAGACCTCATGTGCTATGGTGTTAAGGTCAGTATGGTTGAACTGAATGAGGTAATGACCGGCTAAACTATACTCCAAATCATGGGTAATGGCGGCACTACTTGGAGACAATTCAAAGTCATCCTTCTCAAACCTTTGGGACTTGAATCTAATCCGATTCAATTTTGAGGCAATGGCTTTACCACTTGCATTGACAAAAATGTGCAAGGTGAATGGGAGATGCTTTAAAACTATCTTTTGGTATTTCAACCCTATGACTTTGTGGATAAAGATACATTGATTATAAGGATTTCAACTATACTTTTGTGAAGTATTGTTGGAGATACACAAAAGATATAAGGGTTGCCCATCAGACCCAAAGGGAATGCCTACCAGTTCCCGACCCCCATTGTGCCTCCAACCACTTTGGGGGTTTTTATTTGAACATAATTTAAAAGCAAATAAAATGGACAACAAAACACAATTCAAAGAGACCAAGCAAAGGCTTGAGAGCATTATTGATGAGGCAAACAAGAAGATGTATCAACTGAAAAAAAATCTTGATTTTGAATCCTTGAGAATTAAAAACCAATGCATCTATGATTTATCAGTTCAAAACTGGAGGCTTGGATACTTGGAGGCATTAAGTGTTTATGACCGGGGTGAAGGGATGGAGCATTTTATGAAACATATCAATTCAAAATTGGATGAGGAGGCACAAGCATTCAAGGAAAGGAGTGAGGTGAAATGATAAACCATTATTTGAAATTTGGAAAGTACAAAGGCTACACCATTAGGGAAGTTGCAACTACAAAAGAAGGCAGACAATATTTGCTTTGGTTGGCTGAAAAAGGGATTGTAGACAAAGAAAAGTCAAGGCACATTCATGCATTAATCCATCAGTAAAATGGAGCAAGGCTATATTAAATTGTACCGGCAAATGTGGGACAAAGGCTGGTCAAAACACCCTAATTTTGTTGCAGTTTGGGTGTACCTTTTGAAGGAGGCAACCCATGAACCTTGGGAGTATTTGTGGAATGGCAAAACCATTGTGCTTCAAGAAGGTCAGTTTATTACTGGAAGGAAAAAAATAAGTCAAGAAACGGGGGTTGGTGAAAGTTCAGTTGAAAGAATCCTCAACTTCTTCAAAAACGAACAACAAATTGAACAACAAAAATCATCCACAAGTCGCTTGATATCAATATGTAATTGGAGCAAATTCCAAAAGGGTGAACAACCTTTTGAACAACCACTGAACAACCAGCGAACAACGGATGAACAACGGCTGAACACTAAACAAGAACATAAGAAATATAAGAATAATATATATAGTCAAGAAACTTCAAAATTGGTTGACTTCATAAACCTAACCTTTGATAAACACTTTAGGGTAGGTGACAAAATTGTACTGCACTACAAAGCAAGGCTCACAAAAGACAAGGTCACCAAGCAAGAACTTTTTGAAGTAATCAACAACCTCAAGGCAACCCAGTACCACATTGAAACTGGTTTTAAATATTGCACCCCCGAATTCATCTTGAGGCTTTCCACAATTGAAAAATACAAGCATGGTGCTTTAAACCAAACCAAGCAACAAACCAACCAACCCAATTCCAAACCAAACCTAATGGATGACTTCTATGGAGATTAATCAAACACCCCATGCAATTGATGTGGAACTGAATTTGCTTTATGCCCTCATCACATATCCAAATTCAAGGGAAGAAGTGCCTTTCCTCAAGGCTGAACATTTTTATTCTGAAAAAAACCAAATAATATTTTCAGCCATCCAGCAAGTGGAAAGTGTAAACATTGCCACCATACACACACAACTGAAGTCAACCAAACTATTGGCAAAAGCTGGAGGGTTGCAATACCTTGTCAGCCTTACCAACCATTACCTCAACATGGCACAAGTGGAACACTTTGCAAGAATCCTTCAGCAATTCTACATCAAAAGGGAATTGATAAGGGTGGCACAAGAAACCATGTCAACTGCATACGATCCAACCTCTGATTGTTTTGATGTCCTTGATGACTTCACAAAAAACATGGAGGGCATTGATTCAGTTCTGACCCCAACATTATCCTTTGGAAACATAATCTCAACCATAGACAATGAAAGGGAAAGCCTTGAACAAGCCATGAAAGGTGAGGTGAAGACTGGCTTAAGCACCGGGTTTGAAGACCTTGACAAGCACTTTAGGTTCAAACCAAATTCCTTTGTCATCATCAATGGACATGACAATGTTGGAAAGACATACATCATGCTATACCTTGCAGTTGTCTCCAACCACTTGCACAATTGGAAGTGGATATTGTGTTGCATGGAGAACAATGAAGCAAGGATTAGACAAGACCTAATGCAGTTCAAAAGTGGGAAGCATATCAGCAAACTGACTCCAGTTGAATACCAAATCCTTTACAAGTGGGCAACTGACAATTTCACAATACTTCGCATCTCAAGTGAAATGAATGCAGATAGGTTGCTACAAATGGCATCTAAACTTTGTAAGCAAAGCCATTATGATGGATTCTTCATTGACCCCTATAATGCCCTTGACATAACCATTAAGGACAAGTGGATGACCAGCCATGAATACCATTACCAAGTCACATCAAGGATGCGAAACTTTGTCAAAAACCATAATTGTTGCATCTACCTATCAACCCATGCAGTTACTGAAGCTTTAAGGAAATTGCACACCAATGGTGAATATAATGGCTTTCCAATGCCACCTCAAAAAGCCGATGTGGAAGGCGGTGGTAAATTCTCAAATAGGGCAGATGACTTCATTACCGTTCACCGGTACTCACAACACACAACTGATTTCAATCAAACCCATATCCACATCAGAAAAATCAAAGACACCGAAACTGGAGGCAGACCCACCACCATTGATGACCCAATAAGACTTCGTGTCCAAAAAGGTTATTTTGGCTTTTTTGACATGGATGGAAGGTCACCAATATTATCTTTGCCCTAAAACCCCATTTAAATGACCTCTGAAGCAAAAACTCACTTTGGGTGGATATGTAACCAAGTCCAAGGGATGATTGCTGAATACAAGTTCCATGATGCCCGAAAATGGAGGTTTGACTTTTACCACCCCCCAACCAAGACCGCTTTTGAATTTGAAGGCATTGGGTCAGTCAAGTCAAGGCACACATCCATAAAGGGTTACACCAATGACTGCGAAAAATACAATGAGGCTCAAAAGATGGGCATCAAGGTCTATAGGTTCACCGCCCTCAACATCCATCAACTGGCTGACTATTTGCCCAAGGAAAGGCTTATTTATTGATTATCTTTGTGAACATGGCAAAGATTCTGAATTCAACAAGGGAAGGTAAAAAGTATGCAGTTGAGTACAAAGGCAAACTCATTCACTTTGGTGCTGAAGGTTACCGAATCAAACCCGGTACCGATGCTGGAGATTCCTATTGTGCAAGAAGCCAAAAGATAAAAGGGGCAAACGATCCATCTACTCCCAACTACTGGGCAAGGCAACTTTGGTCTTGTAGAGGGAACAAATCAATCTCATCAAAGCCATTCTTTGGCAAATCTAAACTACCATAAGCCATGCCATTTGTATCCAAAGCACAACAAAGGTTTATTTGTGCAACTGATAAAGAACTCTGCAAAAGGTTTGCAAAGAAGACCCCAAAGTCTGCTTACAAGTCATTGCCCGAAAAAATTAAAAAGAAAAAATGAGTCAGCCACAACTAAACATCCAAGTCAATTACACAACCAACAAGGAAGAGTTTGAGAAAGAGGTTCAAGATATCATTACCATGGTTGACCAACTTAAAAAGAAGTTGAATGAATTGGAGGTGAAATTGACCATTGAAGAGAAGGGCAAAGCCAAGTAGTACAAAATTGTATTTAACAAATAGAAAACAATGTTTAAAGCCGGTAAGAGTGGCAATCCAACTGGAAGACCCAAAGGTGCAATTGGTGAAAGAACCAAGCAATGGGATGCATTAGGTGAAGCCATAGTTGGCAGACAAGCTGAAGCCTTCAACCATTATTTGGAAGAGTTGTGGAATGGCAACAAGTCAGACAAGGCAATGGCATCAGAACTATATTTGAAGTCACTTGAATACTTCAAACCCAAACAAGCAAGGACTGAAGTGAAGCAAGAAGGTGTTCAGCAAATGGAGATAGTCATAACCCGAAGAGGTGACCAGTCTGCTGGTTGATGTAATTAGCAACATCTAACCCTTGTTGGTTAGTATGAGGGTGCAAATCCCCCACCAGCAACAAACATGATTGAATTAGTTTTACCAAAGCCACATCCCAAGCAACAATTCCTTCTTGACAATAGGAAGAGGTTCAATGTGCTGAAATGTGGGAGGAGGTTTGGCAAGACTGAACTTTGTCAAGAGTTAATCCTTGAGTCATTTGAGAGAGGGGAATACATTGGCTACTTCTCTCCAACTTATAAAGACCTTTATGAAGTTTGGCGAACTACCCTCAACAACTTCTTTGATGTCATCCAGTCCAAATCAGAAACGGTCAAACAAGCCATCTTTGTCAATGGTGCAAAGATTGATTTTTGGTCAATGGAAGACCCCGATAGTGGAAGAGGTAGGAAGTACCACCGGGTCATCATTGATGAGTGTGAGAAGGCTCTCAAGTTCCAACAAGCATGGGAACAAGCCATAAGTCCAACATTGACTGATTATGGTGGCGATGCTTACTTTCTTTCAACCCCACAATTTGGCAACACTTACTTCAAGGAACTTTGCAAAAGAGAAGATGAGAGTCCCAACACTTGGAAGACTTTTGTTTATTCCACTTATGACAATCCTTATATCAACAAGGATGAGATTGAAATGATGCGATCCATATTGCCACCATTGGTCTTCCAATGTGAATACTTGGCTGAAGATGTGGATGCAAAGTCATTGAACCCTTTCTTGTATGCCTTGAATTCTGATGCTCACTTTGACACCAAGGTGCAATTGGATTGGAAGAAACAACTCTACATTGGAATTGACTTTAACATCAACCCATTTGCAGTAATCTTTGCCAACATTTGGAGGGATGAGGGAGGTTTGCACATCCACATAGTGAATGAGATGAGCATTGATAATGGTTCACTTCAAGCAATGGCTCAACGCATCAAAGCACTTTACAACCCTTTGCTCTTTAACTGCAAGATGACTGGGGATAGCATGGGCAACAATAGGAACATTGCCTTGGCTGATAACTCCAGCAACTATGAGACATTAAGAAGGTTGCTTGGCTTGAGACAAAACCAAATCATTGTCCCACATAACCCAACACATGAGCAAAGCAGAAATGACTTCAACTACTTGCTCCACATCACACAAGACAAAGGCAATAGGATTCACTTGAAGGTGAACAACCACAATTGTCCCGGTCTATCTCAAGACATGAGAATGGTGCAAGTGGATGCTGAAGGAAAGATTATGAAGGCAAATAGAAAAGACATCTCACAAAAAGCTGACCACTTGGATTGTGCAAGGTATCTAATTAATACATTTGTGAAAGCCGATATTGAGAGGCATCAGAAATCTAACTTTGGTAAACTTAACTTCAAATGATAAATTGCTCTAATTGTATTAAAGTAACACCATTGCCCAAGTGTCTTGAGGCAGAAGGTCAAATTGTTTTAACTGGCATGACACTTCCTACCTACATCAATTCAGAAGTGTTTGCAGTTCTTCACAATTACTCATCTGATTACACCATCATGTGGACTGCAACCATTGATGCCAATGGAGAGATAATTGAAACTGATGGAGTGCCAACCAATGGCTTGGACATATCTGAAGCCTATGACCTCATGAACCACCACTACAAGATTAAGTTCATGGACAAGGTGACATTGGAGACCATAGAGATTGAAGTGAATGGCTCAACTGGTTGTTGTGTTGACTTCAATGTGGTCAAAGGTTTATATGGAA